GTAAGATTCTGCGTCAGACTGATATTGAGATTATCGAACAAGATAAACTCATTGAAAAAGAAATTGCTGCTGGTATTATCCCAGATCCAAATGCCCCGGTTGATCCAGAAACTGGATTACCTTTAGATGGTGCAGCAGGAATGAATCTTGGTAAACCAGTGATGGAACCAGAAATTGATGGATCCGCAGCGGAAGCACCAGAACTACCCAAGGGTGGTGAAATATAAATAGAAAAGATCACTATTATTACATAAAATGGAAGAACTATTAGATTTGATGGTGACAGATGAATCTCCATCCCAAATTAGCGATAGAATTAAAGAAATTCTTTTTGCAAAAACTGCAGAAAGAGTTGAAGCATCTCGTCCAATTGTAGCAAATTCTTTGTTCGGGGACGATAGCGAAATTGAAGATGAGATTGAAATTGACGACGAAGAATAGTAATCATAAATAACTAGTAAATGATCTATTAATAAGAGTAATGGCACATAGACCGATTGGGACGGGAACGTCAATCACAACAAGTGGAACTGCATCAACGACTAGTGCGTTTGTTGTCCAAAGCGATTCGATTCGAATCGTTGCTCTTGATCAGAATGCTTTTGTCAAAGTTGATTCCGACCCAATAGCAACTAAAGCAGATTACTTGGTTGTTGCTGGTAGACCAGAAACTCTTGCGATGACCAAAGCATCACAAAGAGTTGTTGGAATTACCACAGGTTCTACTACAATTATCACTTGCCCCGAAGGCACTCAAATGCCATTCGTTGTTGGTGATAGAGTTACTCTTTCTGCAGCAAATGAAGCTGAATATACCACAGCAATTAGTCATGCCGAAGTTACTGCAGTAAATACCACTTCAAGTTATGACGGAAACTTCCAAACTTCAATCACTGTAAATGCTGATACCAGCGGAATCGTCACTGCTTTTGCACACAGAGATTCTACATTGAGAAGATCTTTCAAAGTTTCTGCAATCACTGAAGGTGGATCTGGTCAATTATACGTACAACAAGTTCAAGTAAGCGGAGCATCCTGATGAAACTTATTAGGGAGGAAATCGAGTCAGTAGAGTTTCTTGTCGAACAAAAGAACGGCAAGAAGTCTATGTATATTGAAGGAGTTTTCCTTCAGGGTAACATTAAAAACCGTAATGGTCGTATGTACCCAATGGAAACGCTTCGCCGTGAAGTTGCTCGTTATAGTGAAAACCATGTCCAGGCAGGTAGAGCACTTGGCGAACTTGGTCACCCTGATGGTCCAACTGTAAACTTGGATAGAGTTTCACATAAGATTGTATCACTTAAAGAAAGTGGTTCAAACTTCGTTGGTAAAGCAAAAATTCTCAACACTCCAATGGGAAAAATTGCATCTTCACTTATTGAAGAAGGTGTAAGACTTGGAGTTTCTTCTCGTGGTATTGGTTCATTAAAAATGACCCGTGAGGGTGTTAACATCGTCGGTGACGATTTTATGTTAGCAACTGCTGCTGATATTGTTGCCGATCCTTCTGCTCCTGATGCATTTGTTGAAGGAATTATGGAAGGAAAAGAGTGGGTTTGGGATGGAGGTATTCTCCGCGAAAGATATGCAGAGAAAACTTACAAAACAATCAACACTTTAGTTGATCAAAAAAGACTTGATGAGCAGAAGTTAAATCTGTTCAATGATTTCCTCAATAATTTATAAAAGATTTTAATTTATAAATAAATATAGTTTAATAACTAAGGTAAACGGAGAGTTCAAATGTCTCGTGGCAAACAATTACAAGAAATGGAAGTAGGCACAAAGCAATCCAAAACTGCTGTCAATGCAGGTGCAAAACCAGCAGAAGCAATGGATACTTCAGTAGCAGGTTCTTATGAGGATCTTGGTGGTCCTACCCCAGATAACTACAAACCAGACGATGATTCAGCAAAGCTGAAGACTCCTGGTGCGACTCTGAAGCAAGTAAGAGACGTTGTAAACAAAGGTGCTAAAGGCATGAAGGAAGAAGAAGAACTTGAAACCGAAGCAACCATCGAAGAAGATCAAGAGATCGTCGATGAGGTTGTTGAAGAGGAAGTAGAGGAAACCGCAGAATATGACATCGAAGAAGATGTTAATGCTCTTCTCGGTGGTGAAGAACTCTCCGAAGAATTCAAAGAAAAGGCAAAGACCATCTTTGAAGCAGCAATCAATGCAAAGGTTGCTACCATTAAAGAAGAACTGGAAGCAACATACGAAGAAAAACTCGCAGAGGAAGTTTCTGAAGCAAAAGAAGCACTTGCCGAGCGTGTTGATTCATATCTTGAGTATGTTGCAGACGAGTGGTTCGCAGAGAACTCCCTCGTTATTGAACATGGACTTAAGACCGAAATGACAGAGAGCTTCCTCTCTGGCATGAAGGAACTTTTTGAAGCACATTATGTATCAATCCCTGAAGATAAATATGATGTTCTTGAGAGCATGGTAGAAAAACTTGATGAAATGGAAGAAAAACTCAACGAGCAGATTGAGAAAAACATCGGATTAAACAAGCGTCTCGCAGAGTCGGTTGCTGATGGTATCCTTGATAAGGTCTCTGAAGGTCTTGCACAGACACAGAAAGAGAAGCTCGCTTCACTTGCCGAAAGTGTTGAGTTTGAAAGTGAAGAAGAATATCGTGAGAAACTGGAGACGCTGAAGGAGTCATACTTCGCAGCACAGAAAGCTCCAGCATCTGCTAAAACAGAAACCCTTTCAGAAGGTGTTGATCAGTCACCCGAGTTTCCCTCTGGTTCTATGTCAGCATACCTGAAGACTTTAGGTTCATTTAGCAAAAATAATTGAATTTAATATAATTCAAACAAAAACATCCACAAATAGGTAAACCGCAATGTTTCAGTCAGAAAGATTGCAGGAAAAGTGGGCACCTCTTCTCAACTATGAGGGTCTTGATCCAATCAAAGATTCCCATCGTAAAGCGGTAACCGCAGTCCTGCTCGAAAACCAAGAAAGATTTTTAAGAGAGCAATCCGCATTCAATGCAGGCGGAATGCTGATGGAGCAACCCACCATGAACACTGGTTCTGGTGCTAATGCTGGTTTCTCCGCAGACGCAACCGCAACAGGTCCTGTTGCTGGTTTCGACCCCGTTCTGATCTCACTGATCAGACGCTCCATGCCTAACCTGGTCGCTTATGACCTCGCTGGCGTTCAACCAATGAACGGTCCTACTGGACTGATCTTCGCAATGCGTTCACGCTATGGTACTAACCGTACCACTGGTTCTGAAGCATTCTACAACGAAGCAGATACCGCATTCTCTGGTCAGCCTTTCGGTCGTGACGACGAGAACGGTTTCGTTGATGGCAACGCTGGTATGGGTACTACTTCCCAGTCTGGCACCAACCCTGCAGTTCTGAACCCTGTTGGTTCTGCAACTTCTACCGACTATAACGTCGGTGGTGGCATGAGAACTGACTCTGCAGAAGCACTTGACGGTACTACCGCAAATGCTTTCAACCAGATGAACTTCTCCATCGAGAAGGTCACCGTTACTGCAAAGTCA